CATAGCAGCATCTTCTACAGCTCCTGGAAACTTATCATAAAATCTTTTATCAGCAGCTTTAACATCTTCAACGCTATAACTTTTAACGCCTAGTTTAGGTTGCTTGCCTGTTCTTTTAAATGGGTTACTCATCTTTTAAGTCCTCCGGTGTACTTAGTTTTTTATTCAATATACCTTGAAAAACTGATTGTGTAAAGGTAGGAAGCATTAATTCATTAATTGGAGATTTTAAATGGCCACAAGACCATGAAATACAAGGAACTCCCTTCTCGTCCCAGGCGACTAAAGCATAGCCTTTTACATCTACTTTATTAGTTATTTGTATACAAGCATCATGAAAAGCTTGAACTACTTCGTCATCTTGAAGTAATTCTTTTTCTCTAGGTAATGGTTTTCTAGGAGTTACTCTATGAGAATCAAGAGTAATAATGTTTGTCTTTGCGCAATTGTTTTCTTGTTTCATTGTCATCATCCTCAGGATCGTCTGGATGTAATACTAAAAATCCATCTCGAATCCTCATTAAAGCTTGTACACAGGTATCATGAATATCATCATGCTTTCCATATGGAAATTGTGCACTTTCTTCAATTACATCCTTAGTCCATTCTTTATCCATTGTAAACACTAATCCACCTTCGAACATTGAAGATACGCTATGCGTTCTAGAAACTTTATCTCTTTCTGGAGTATAAGTGACTATCGGGACTCCTGATCTACGCATATCTTGTATAAGAGATTGACCAGAAGCTCGTTTTTCAATTAATACTTGATCGGGCATCCACTCATAATAGCTATCTTGAGCTCGTTTTCTTAAATCTGGATATTCTAATCTTTCTTTCCATGCATCTAATAATATGCATGCCGGATAAGCAACGTTGTTTTCATCTCTTGCTGTAAACACGCCCCATGTAGTACAAGCAGAGAAGTCAGCAGAAGATTTTGTACTAAACGCAGTATCATAAGATTGTACAACATAACCTAAAGTTGGAATCTTATCGCTTTCATATACATTCCACCAATCTCTTTTAATGATACTACCTTCTTCATTACTAGGACGTTGTTGATAAAGAGCTTGCCAAACACGTTGACCTACAGTGTTTTGAATTTTTTCTAAATCAGTTTTACTATAAGCTTCAGGCCATAAAGCATTACCTTTATCATCTATAGCAGGAAGGTCTAAAACTTTCCAGTCTTCTCCAGATTCATTTAAAATATATCCAGCCAAATCATCTTGGTGCCATCTAGTTTGAATTACAATAATTTTACCACCAGGTTGAAGTCTAGTATAAGCTACAGATTTATACCACTCTAAAAGATTTCTTCTTTGAACTTCTGACTCTGCATCTTCTCGACCTTTAATCGGGTCATCTATAATTAATAAATGTGCACCTCTACCAGTAATAGCTCCACCTGCACCAACAGCAGAATAGGTACCACCGTGTATAGTATGAAATCGTTTAGCTGATGTACTGTCTGATCTTAATCCAACTTGTGGAAAAACTTTATTAAAGTCTTCTCCTTGAACTTGGTTTCGAACCTTACGACCAAAGTCGTCTGCTAATTCTTGAGCGTATGTAGATTGAATTACAAATTCATTTGGATTATTTCCTAGATACCATGCTGGAAAAAATTCTGAGCATAACATACTTTTTCCATGCCTTGGTGGCATAAAGACTGCCAGTCTTTTTATTTCACCTGATTCAAGCTTCTCTAGATTTTTTGCAATTAGTCGTATGTGCGCAGGGTCTTTATATCCCGGGTACATATGTTTAGCATAACTTAATAAACTTTTTCTAGAATTATATGTAGAAAGTAAATTAGTTAAATGTGTGACTACTTCACCAGCTCTTTTATCTCTAGTCTTTTGGTAAATTTGAATAGCTGACTTTAATTTCTCTTTGATCTGTAACTCTTGCATTTTGTTTTCCTGCACCTACGGCGCCAGCTTTTTTATATATATCAAATTTCTTTTTAAGTAAAATGAATGGATCAGATTTAGTTTGTAAATTTTTAAGTATAAATTCATTCGGTTGTTTTAAAAGTCCTAGCAGCCAATTTATTTTTAAAGCATCTTTATATCTTAATTTTACCATATCTATATGATGGAGGTCTCCTTTTTGATCGGGATTACCTTCATTATATTTTCTAGCTCTAAAAGTTTCATCATTGTTGTTACCAGTTATATCTGCTCTATCGTGTATAACTTCGATATCAACGTCCCGCATTATATCTAACATGTATGCAATCTCTGAGAGCCATGCATCATTTTGACCATGAAGACTAATGTGATCTAATAAATAAAACCATTTTTGTGGAAAGCAAGGAAAGATACTATAAGGATGTTCAGTCTGTTCTTTGAAACGTAAAAGACAAAACTCGTCCTCAAAATCCATAATTTTTTGATCCCAATTTTTAGTTTGCATAATCGCATCATCATTGAAAAACATTATCCATTTACCAGAAGCATAGCCTGCTAAAGTATTGTTATATTTATGTAGGTTCTCGTAACCTATAGGTTTAAACTGTAAAGCAAGTTGATTTGGATATTTTGATTCTTTAAGATAATTAAAAGTTTCTATATCGTCTTCATCTACGCCAAATAGAAATTGTAATTTTTCTGGCTCTCTAGCATTGTCTATTAAAGACTGTACTGATTTTTTTAATAAAGATAATCTTTTTCTTGTAGGAAGTAATATTGTAATGTTCATATTCTACCTATAACAATATAGGTAGAACATAGAAACAAAAAAGTACCCGCCATCTCTCCCTGTCCCGAACCAAAGGAATTGATCCACGGACATCACCTAATGAAAAATTTATACTACTTATCCATTTTCTTTTCTAGTATTTCGTAGAAAAATTTGTCAGTGTCCTCGGTCATCCAATCTTTGTTTTCTACGTTCCAGTCGTTTGTTTGGACTTTGTAGTCTGGGATTTCGTTTCTCGTAGTGAACGAATTAATGTTCCATAGTATTCTGTTATTAGGCTGAGCAGCGTAATTACCATTGTCAAGCTCCAATATATGAGCGCACTTATGTTCCTGAGGAATTTCAGAATGATCTGTGTCAAGTAGATTGGAATCAGGATGACACCAGTCAACGGTAAACAGATACTCACCTGTATAAAGTTTCTTATCTTTACCAAAATATTTAGCTCGTTGTCCTAGTAAAAAAGAAAAATGAGTAACAGAATGATAATAATCAAAACTGTTCCACAGCTCAAGTAAGTCGTTTGACATATCGGGCACATCTTTCCTATCCATACTCTTAGAAAAGAAGGCACATATTGGCAAACGCCAAAAGCACGCACCATTTTCCAGCATGATGTTAAATAATATACCACGACCCTGAATGCTTGTAAGACCAAAGATAACACAGTCTTCGCTTTCTCCATGATGTTTTTGTAAATCATATAAATACTCCTTGCGTATTTTACAATATAATGGTGGAATGCTACTATTTAAAAAAGCCATTGTAAAGCTTTATATTAAAAAAAATTTTTTTTCTAGAGAAATTTATACGCATATAAGTCATTCTACACTCGTCTATACCCCTACCTTTATTATAAGACTAGGCTAACCGCAAACTTTATACGATTTTTCAGCGACAAACTTAATACGTTTTTTAAAAAGAGAAAAATTGAAAAGAAAAAAAAGAATAAAAAAAAAGCGTATCTAAATTAATAGATACGCTTTTTAATTTTAATTAGTCTTAAAGACTTTTTATTTTATCTTCGAAAAATTTTATATTTTCGATAATAGAATTATCTACTTTATTTTTTTTAATAAACTCTTTATTCGAATTTATTAAATCTAAATATAAATTCTTTTTACTTTTATCTAAGTAAGAATTTAAATCTATTAATAGATTAACTTTTTTAAATCTATTATTTTTAGTAGTATCGTATTCTATATCTACTTTACGATAATCGTTATTAAAAGCGTCTTTAATATTAGAAGAAAATTTCGCTTTCTCGTAAATATTAAAAGACTTAGATTTTTCTCGCTTAGTATTAAATAAACGAAATAAAACTTTTTTATTTTCGTATTCTCTAAAACTTAACGCTACTTTATTTTCTATTATTTTATCGTTTTTATTTTTCATCGTTTTCTACTTTCTAACTTTCTTAAACTCTTTTATTTTAAAAGATTTAATTTAAAAAAGTTAATTTATTTATATAGAAAAAAATAAAAATTAAAAGAAAAAAGTTATGTTGTTTAGAATTGTTCTAATCTATTATGTTCTCGTTTTGTTCTATGAGATAAATAATAAATAATTTAGAAATAAAATAATAAACGAATAACCTATAAGACCTCTTAACATATATAATATCATAATAACTTTCTTTTTAAATTAATAATAAGTTTATTAATATTTATTTCTAATCAAGATTAAACGTTAAAATTTATTTTATCGACTAGGAAGGTTTTATATATTTATATCTATATCCTTAATTATTATATTATCCTGATCCGCAAGGATCCGTAGTGATCAGGGTCAAGAGTCAAGAGTCAAGGCCCGAGGTTGTCGGGCCTTGTATCTAGATTATAATTTTGCTATGATTTGTTCGAAGTATTTTTGATTGTCTAAAATACTTTGTGAGACTTTATTCTTTTTGATGAACTCTCTGTTTGAGGCTAGTAATTCCTCATAGAGTTTTTTCTTATCCTTAGAAAGATAAACTGGTACATCAACTAGCAGATTAACTTTTTTAAATCTACTGTTAGCTGTTGTATCGTACTCGATATCCACTTTTCTATAAGAGTTATCAAAGGCTTGTTTAAGAGTTGAACTAAGTCTAGACTTTTCATAAATGATAAAAGACTTTGACTTGTCTCTTTTCGGATTAAATAATCTGAAAAGAACTTTGTTGTCTGCTTTCTCTCTAAGTGATAGAGGTACTTTGTTTTCTATTATTTTTGTCATATTATTCTCGCTTTCTTTGTTAGTTAATATGTACCAGTATATATATTTTTTATCCTTTTAAAACCTTTTTATTCTGTTGTTTTAATTTTATTGTTGCGGATATATATACGCCTGATCCTTGCTGATCCGCACTGATCCTTATGCGGGCGTGTTGCGGAATGTTGTTAGTTAATATTATGTTCTGCTTTGATTTGATCAAGGTACTTCGTCAAGTCGTCATCATTCATAGCGTCAAGGGTTGAGTGTTGTACTTCTTTCTTCTCCACCAAAAACCCCAACAACTGAGACTTCAACCTTATCGCATTGACTGCTGCTGTATATTGTTTCTTGCTACAAGCATCAACATACAATTTATCTAGTTTCTCTACCTCTTTTGACACAGATTCACTAGTCAAGCGCCTAGCATCACCACGCAACCTATCTATATACTGGATGATTTTATCTTTCTTTAAGTTGCGGGCAGCTTGTACGTGAGCTGAAGTTTCAGAATAACCTGCGTCAACAGCCGCTTGTTTCTTACCTTTTCCTTTAGCTATCTCCTCGCAGAACTTCTTTTCCATTGAGGATAAGGTAGCCTCGTTTGTCTGATGGATTTGGTCTATAGTTATCGCCATATTTATCCTAATATAGCGATTAATTTATGAATGTAAATTAAGAATAATATGGTCTATGTTTAGGAAAATAATCTGGTGTACCTCTATAGTAAACATCACATTTTAATCCATACTCTATAGAGTTTCCTTTATTACCGAACATTCTATTAAATTTAGAGCAAGCACGAAAAGCTTTTCGTGGATCAGTAAATTTTAGTTTACCTTCTTTTATACGATCACCAGCAGTATAATACCAACCACCTTCTTCATGTCCGCCAAGTAATCTATCAGTTCTATATACAGCTAATTTCCAAAATTTTTTAACAGCCATTATCCCTCGCTAGTTTTACTTGTGCGTCAACTCGTTCAATACTTTTGTCATCTTCTAATCTACGATGT